AGTTCGATGGTTTGGCAGATATGCTGAGTACGGAGTTCGGCGAGAAGCAGGTGGAGAAGCGCCTGCAACTCATCGATATGGCTCGAGGTATGATGAATACCATCGCACTCGACAAAGAGGATGAGTACGACCTTAAGAATGTCACGCTGGCCGGCATCAAGGACGTGCTGGATGAATTCGAGATTGCACTTTGCGCCGCGGCAGATATCCCTGCAACGGTCCTGTTTGGCCGCAGCCCACAGGGGCAGAACGCGACGGGCGAGAGCGACCTTGAGAACTACTACAACATGATTGAGCGCATCCAGCAGCGCAAGTTTAAGCCGCAGATCTACCGGCTCCTGCATTTGATGGACTGCTGCAGTGAGTATGCACTCAACCTGCCGCAGGATTTCACGGTTGATTTTGCGAAGCTCTGGAACCCATCGGCCAAGGAGCAGGCGGAGACGAAGCAGATCGAGGCGGACGCAAGAGCGAAAGAGGCCGCGGCCGCCGCTCAGTATGTCAGCCTCGGCGCGCTCGATCCGCAGGAAGTACGTCAGAAACTGGATGACGGCGACGAGTACGACCTTGACCGTAGCATCGACAAGGTCATGGGAACGCCAGTAAAGGATGAGGACGATGACGGAAATCGTAGCGAAGCGTAAATGGCGGTATCCTCTGAGCTATGAGCGCAGCTATGCTAAGCTCCTGCGGGATTACGTCAGGCGGAAGTGCAAAGTGATACAGGCCTTCCTGACGGAGCTCCAGGACGCCGTGCAAAGCCCGTCAGCTGTCAATGCCCGCATTGAGATCGTACTGGACGGCATCGAGAAGGCAGTCGAGAATGTCGAGACGATGACTACATCTATCCAGCATATCTTCGACCTGGTCAGCCGGTACAATCAGACAGAGTTCGATGCCATCACAAAGAGCCTGTTCGGGGTGCCGCTTTCCGGCAGCCAGCCGCCCGCTGGCATCCATCAGGATGCAGATATCGACGACCTGAAAGAGATGTGGGTCAACCAGAACCTCGACCTCATCAAGAGTATCGACCAGCAGACGCTCCAAAGGCTCAATCAGGCGATGAATGAGGCTATCATCAACAATGTCAACAGCAGGCTCCTGATGAAATACCTCGTTGATGAGCTGCAGCGGATTGCAGGCTTGGAGGAGAGTCGGGCGGTACTCATCGGCACCGACCAGGTGGGCAAGCTCAACGGGATGCTCTCACGCTATCGTCAGGAGAATGCCGGCATCGACTCCTACATCTGGGAGACCTGCCACGATTCCCGTGTCCGGCCATCCCATGCGGACCGTCAGGGGCATAAGTACAAGTGGAACAGTCCGCCGCCCGGCGGCCATCCGGGGATGCCAATCCGTTGCCGATGTGTGGCACTGCCGGTTATTGACCTGGATAAAATTCCCATCCGGCCCAAGACTCAGTCGTATGTGACCGTGGGCTCGCCGATGGACTTCATGGCGCATCATCAGTTCAAGCCGTCGCTGGCCAAGCAGGTAGACACCATAAAGGTCGGGAGCGAAGCAACGGGCGGCCCGTATACCTTCGAGGTACGCCGCGTGACGAACAGCAAGTTCTCGCTCTATGCAGAGGCAGACATCTCGCCTCGTGCTGATGTGATCCGGACGGTAGAGCCCTTGCTGGAAGAAGCTTATGCGGGCATCGCGGATGAGCTTTCCATGCCGACCGTCGTGATTGCAGATCTGGGAGAACACTTCCACGACGATATCATTGGCGGCTATGAGAGTAAGTCTGGGAAGCTGTTCCTGAGTTCCCACTATGATACGCGGGACAAGATCCTAGCCTATATCAAGCGCAGGAACGAGGACGGTCGGCATCAATTTGCCAACCAGACGGTACAGGCAGTTATCTTGCATGAACTTGGGCACAAATTCTACTACGATACGATAAAAAAGATATCGAAAATCAAGAATTTGTCGTATAATAAAAGCAGGGAACTGGTTGACAGTGTTGTCCGGAATTGGGTCAATGAACTTCTGTTGCAGGATAAGTCACTGGATAGAGCTTTATCTATATATGCAGAGGATGGTATTCGAAAGGGTTCCCAGAGTGAAGTAGTGGCTGAAGCGTTTTCTGGGCGCAAGACGAATCTGTATGCAAGAGATCTCATATCGAGGTTGAAAGGGTTGATGACAAAATGATGATCCAGCCAACAGAACGAGAGATGGAGTTGCGGGAGCTTTTGGATAAGGAAAAAGATCCTGAAAAGCGGAAGAAGTATGATGAGGAGTTGACGAAGGAAGTTCGTAACAACCCTACATGGCAGAGATTGAAGAAAATTTTTGCTTGACCCATATCAGGGTAAAATCGAATACTAGCACTTTGCAAATCATGCAAGGTGCTTTTTTGTTGCCCGGAGGTGGTGAGCATTGGGCAGAATCAAGGAAAAGGATTGCATGGCAGGCATCACGGCCAGGCTGAACCCTAGCGGTGTAATCCGTGCTCGGATGCTGAGCAATCACATTCGGACACAGGAGAGGGCGGTTGTACCGCAGCCGCAAGATCAGGTAATCCTTCCTGATGCAGGATATGATGGCTTAGCGAAGGTGGTCGTCAAGGCCATTCCGAACAATTGGGGTGAGATTATCTGGGATGGAGCTGTCATGACGGTGAAATAGGAGATGATATTATGTCGAAAAGTGTAAAAATCAATGGCGTGACCTATGAAAGCGTGCCGGAAATTGATATCCCGCTCTCTACAGGCGAGGGGTCGGCAAAGTTCTACGATACTTCGGGCGCGAGCGGTGCCGCAGGTGATGTCCTGTCGGGTAAAACCTTCTTTGGCGTCTCCGGCCCGATGACGGGCAGCATGCCAAACAATGGTGCTGTGACTGGCACGTTGGCCAAGAAGGCCGATGTCTACACCGTGCCTGCAGGCTACCATAACGGTGGCGGCAAGGTTGGCATCAGTGAGACGGAGCAAGCCAAGATCATTGAGGGGAATATCCGAGCCGGTGTCAGCATCCTTGGCGTGGCTGGCAAGAGCACCGTCGTGGACACGTCTATCTCTACTGGCGGTGCTTCGGCGAGCACCATTGTCCCTGGGGCCAGCGCGTATGTCAACGGCACGCTGGTGAGAGGTGCGCTGACTCTCGTAAAGGTGACGCAGGATAGCTCGACAAAAGTGCTCAGCATTGCATAGGCGGTGAGGCGTTATGGCCTATGGGTATGCAATCAAGATTGCAGGTGCTACGTATGAGAGCGTGCCAGAAATCAAAATGGTGGATGCCGATACTGGCGACAAGGTTGGATATTATCCCTATATCGACGGCCTGGCCACGGTAGAACAGTCTGGGGGAGCGGCAGGCATAGGCATCCGTACTCGGGTTTCCGATGATGATGTCATCGTGATGAAGGCGAGCGAATTGCACAAGCTGCTCTTGCAGCAGGTGGCATTTGTGACGATGTACGATATCATGGATGCCGCTGGCAAGTCCGTAAGCGTGTTCGGTTTCCAAGAGCAGACGTATACTGGCGGCTTTGGTGTCGGGCGGTTTGCTGATTTTGTGTGAGGTGATGAAGATGTTCCAGATTAGGGGAGACACCATATTCGTGACGAGAGGCGATTCGGCTGTATTCAATCTGGATCTGCTTGACGCGGATGGAAATCCTTTTGCGTTGCAGTCTGGTGACGTCCTGACCTTTACCGTCAAGAAGACGACCTCAGACAAGGATGCACTTATCCAGAAAAATGTCACGGATGCAATCGTATTGAAGCCGTCTGACACAAGCGGCCTCGCCTACGGGAGGTATGTGTATGACCTGCAGCTGACACGGGCGAATGGCTATGTGGAGACAATCATCACGCCATCGACGTTCATCGTCGGTGAAGAAGTGACGTTCTAATTGTTCAGGAGGTGAGGGCATGATTCGCTACGATACGGTGCCGATTCATGCGCAGAAGACGGATGAGGGATTCATCCGGGACAAGCCGGTCATTGGCCGGACGGGAGTCCTTGTATATCGCAATGCGGATGGCTCGGAGAGGCGGGAGTACCGACCGCCGGAAGAAGCCTTTGATAAAGACAGTCTGGCCAGCCTGAAAGGCAAGCCCATCACGATCGGGCATCAGGGCATGGTCACCAGCCAGAATGCCGCGAACATCCGGCCAATCGGTACGGTACTGAGCGCGGGTCAGGCAGATGGAGATACCATCACGGCGGATGTCGTGCTCTACAGCCTGCCGACCTCGGCACGCGAGCTTTCCTGTGGGTACAACCTCGACCTCGATGAGAAGCCGGGCACGACGCCGGCAGGAGAGCCTTATGACGCGGTCCAGCGCCATATCCGGTACAATCACGTGGCCGTTGTCCCCAAAGGCCGTGCTGGCATTGCACGCCTGAATATGGATGGGGACCAGGAACCAGAAGCAGAGACAGACGAAGGGAGTACGAAGATGGAGAAGATCAGACTCGACAATGGCCTCGAATATGAGGCTGCGCCTGAGGTCGCGGTGCATGTCGCGAAGCTCGAGCAGGACAAGGCCGCCCAGAAGGCGGAACTTGACAAGCTGCAGGCCAAGTATGATGCTGCGCTTGACGACAACAAGAAGCTCAAGGAAGAGGCTGCCAAAGGCCGCGACGAGGCCAAGAAGCATTTCGACGAGGCGGTAGCCGCCCGCGTCATGATGCTCAAGAAGGCAGATGCGTTCAAGATTGAGAAGGCGGACAGCATGGATGACATGGCCATCAAGAAGGCTATCATTAAGAAGGTCCGCGGGGATTCCTTCGACTTGGAAGGCAAGAGTGATGACTACATCAACGCGGCCTATGATATGGTCAAGGATGAAGCGCAGGAGGCGCATGAGGACGGCGCAGGCATGCCTCAGCAGCGCAAGACGGTCATGCAGCCGCTGAAGCAGGATGAAGATGAGGATGAGCTCACGCCGGCCGAGGCGCTCAAGAAGCTCCGCGCAGACGAAGCGGCGCTCTACATGAAGGAGGTCAAGTGATATGGCACAGGCAAAGACGTTCAACTGGTATGGCAGTGAGGATGCTGTCGGCATTCCGGGCATGAAGGCGGATACGACGGGTGATGTGGTGGACTCTCTGGTCGCTGAGAGTG